AATATTGGAAAAAAACATTAGCATATAAATATTTTAGAATTAAGGAACCTTCTGAATCATGGAAATTACAATTAAAAAGAATATTAAAGAAATAACAAGTTATATATATTTTTTTTTAATATAATATTATATAATATGGTAGGGGGATTATTACAATTAAAAGAGAAAGGTGCTCAAGATTTATATTTAACAGGGCAACCACAAATTACATTTTTTAAAACAGTTTATAGAAGATATACAAATTTTTCTATAGAATCAATTGAACAATTATTTGATAATCCACCTGGGTCAGGTAAAACATGTAATGTAACTATAAAAAGAAAAGGTGATTTAATTCATAAAATATATTTAGAACAAGAAATACCTACTAATGCTTCTTTTATTGATGAAGGAAATCAAGTTAATTATGGTTATAATTTTTTAAAAAGAGTTGATTTATCAATAGGTAATCAATTAATAGATTCTCATACTAGTAATTGGTTAGAAACTTATACTGAATTGACACAACCGAATGAATATGGAAATTTTACATCAGCTCATAATGCTTTATTTATGAATTCAGCAAAAAATGTTGGTATTGGACATGATGATAATAATAATGATAGACATACAGCAACTAAATTTCAATCAATGTGTATGGCTGGTGGTGTAGATAAATATGATTTTTTACCATGGCACGATGGAACACAGTATAATGCTATTTCTACTAATAATCAATCGGCTTCGGGTGCATTTACAAATTTTAAAAAAAACTCTAAATTAATACCTAATTTAAAAACAAATGCTTCAATTACAACTTCGGCAAGTGCTACAACGGTAAATAATTATGGTGAATATTTATTTAATAATGAACATCATTACATATACACACCATTACAATTTTGGTTTTGTAGAAATATAGGATTAGCATTACCCTTAATAGCATTACAATATCATGAAGTAAGTATTGATATTATTTTTAATAAATTTTTAACAGATAATGTTGAAAATCAGTTAAAAATGTATATAGATTATATATTTTTAGATACAGATGAAAGGAGAAGATTTTCTCAAATATCACATGAATATTTAATTGAACAAGTACAAATATTTAAAGATAATAATTTAACAGAATCTAATTTATTAACTTTAAGTCATCCTGTAAAAGAATTAATATGGGTTTCAGGTAATGGTTCCGAAGCAAGTTATGGAGAAAAACCTTTAAAAGGTAAATGGAGTTTACAAATAAATGGAAATGACAGATTTACAGAGAGAGATATAACATATTTTACAAAACAACAAGTTAATGATTATCATTCGGGATATGGTGGAGTTACTACAAAAAATTCAATTGCTGTATATTCATTTGCTTTACATCCAGAAGATCACCAACCAAGTGGTACAATGAATTTTTCGGCAATTAAAAATGCTTATTTAATTTGTAATTTATATAATGGACAAACTGCTCCAGGTGAAACATATACATTATATGCTGTTAATTACAATATATTAAGAATATTATCAGGTACAGCTGGATTAGGTTATGTATAAATTTGAATATCAAATTATATATATATATATATTAAAAATAAATGTCTTTAAAATTAATTGTAGGATGTATGTATTCTGGAAAAACTACAGAAATTTTAAGAATTGTTAATTCATTAAAACATATTAATGAAATACCTATAGTTATAAAACCTAAAATAGATGACAGATATTCTTCTAATAAAATATCCACACATAACAAACAAGAATATGAATGTCAGACTATAGATAATTTAAGTGATTTTAAAAATTTAAATGATTCAAAATATATTATTATAGAAGAAGCACAATTCTTTAAGGATTTATTGTTGTTTGTTATAGATCAAGTTGAGATAAAAGATAAAAATGTTATAGTAGTTGGATTAGATGGTGATTCAGATAGAGAAAACTTTGGAGAAATACATAAATTATATTCATTATGTGATGATATTATAAAATTAAAAGCATATTGTTCTATATGTAAAGATGGAACATTAGGTATATTTTCAAAAAGGATATCAGATTCAAAAGAAAAAGTATTAGTAGGTTCTGAAGGTGATTATATAGCAGTATGTAGAAAATGTTATTTATCTTAATAAATAAAGTTTAATAAATAAAGTTTAATTTATATATTTTTTTTTTATATTATATTATATAAAATATGCCGGGAGCTTTGATGCAATTAGTAGCTTATGGTGCACAAGATGTTTATTTAACTGGTAATCCACAAATGACATTTTTTAAAACAGTTTATAGAAGACACACAAATTTTTCTATGGAATGTATTAGACAAACTTTCAAGGGGACTGTTGGAGCAGGTAATAGAGTTGTTGCCACTATTTCCAGAAATGGTGATTTAGTTCATGATTGCTTTATTAAAGTAGACTCACACAACACCGGCGCTGGCGATAATCCAGGTCATAATATGATAGATTATATTGAATGTGAAATTGGTGGTCAATTAATTGATAAACACTATGGTCACTGGATGGAAGCACATGCTGAATTGACTGAAGAAGATGCGGGCGTAGGGATGCAGAGTAACGGTGCTGATCTCATCGCAGCAAAACCAATCGGCAATAATTCTGGCAGCGGTAAGTTTCAAATGACTGCCTTTGCTGGTGGGGTGATGGGGTGGAGCAGTGGCGTGGTCCCTGATTTTTATGTTCCATTAAGATTTTGGTTTTGTCGTCATGTTGGTTTATCTTTACCATTAATTGCATTACAATATCATGAGGTTAATATTAATATAAAATTTACTTCGAGCGCAACAGCTGATGACTCGGTCACGAAATCATTGTGGTGTAATTATATTTATTTAGATACAGATGAAAGACGTAGATTTGCTCAGGTATCACATGAATATTTGATTGAACAAGTACAACGTCAGGAATATACAGTTACTGCTGCGGCGCTCAACCTAAAACTTAATTTCAATCATCCTGTTAAAGAACTTATATGGGGTGTGCCTGTGGTTGCATGGGGCACGGCGGGGGGCGATTCAGGGAGTTTTGGAGCACTCTGCGGCGCAGGGGGTGCTGGTTCAGATAAATGGCAACTTAAATTAAATGGACATGATAGATTTGAAAAACAATCTATAACTTATTTTACAAGATATCAACCTATGAAATATCATACAAGCATAGGATACACTATAACAATAGATAGTATAGCTGTATATTCATTTGCCCTCAAACCCGAAGAACATCAACCAAGTGGAACCTGTAACTTCTCTAGAATTGATAATGCTCAATTAACTTGTGATAATTATACTGGAGATAACTCCCAGCAATTACAAGTTTATGCTGTGAATTACAATGTTCTTAGAATTATGTCTGGTATGGGTGGATTAGCATACAGTAACTAAAGTTTTTAAATAAATAAATTTACTAATTAAATTTTATTATAATTCTTTTATTAAATTAATTTTTTATATTTTATAGAAAAAAAAAATCTATATTATATTATAAAACTTATGAAAACTGAACAAATCATTATTCTTGTTGTGGCATTTTTTCTAGGAATGTTATTGTTAAATATGGTTAAGAATGTATGTGGGTGTGAAGTTAAGGAAGGGTTTCAATTGCCGCCCTCCGATTCTGATTACTCAGCACAAATCATTGGATGTAATGCAAAGATAAATGAGGTCGGACCTCTACTCGAGCGCGATGCCGCCATGAACCGGTTAATGAATGATGATCAAAATACCGCGTGCTTGGAAAAATTAGGAGGAGATATATGTGATGAAAATATAAATACATTATGTAATCTGAATATATATTCACCCGATGGGCGTGTAAATGATCGTGATGTTCAAGTAAATGATTGGTTCATGGACAGGTTGGTAAATTCTCAGAACAGGAGAACCCGGAGCGCTTGTTCAAGTTTTACCGATTTTGCCAGTTTTAAAACTGCTGTGCAAGAGTATGCGACCTGTGATCCGTGTCTGGGTGTTACATGTAGTGGACATGGCACCTGTGATGGAGGGACGTGTACTTGTGAGGGTGGGTGGTCTGGGGTAGATTGTTCCACCCACCAGCCAGGGCCGCCGCCGCCGCCGACGGGGACGCCATGCGCTGGTTGGCAGTGTGGATCTCATGGGAGTTGTAATAGTGGGACGTGTGTGTGTGATGCTGGCTACTCGGGGGATAGATGTGAAATTGCGTCGCCGCCGCCGCCGCCGCCGCCGCCGCCGCCGCCGGCGGGGTCGCCCCCGCCATGCGGCACAGGGCAGGTGTCTCACCTCGACTTCAATGATGTACATAGGGTGTGCCGCACCGACGGCAACGAAGTCTTCTGCGGGGGTGTCGGCGAATCCATGATCATGGACGGCACGTACTATTGCTGTGACACAGATACCCAACGCCCTGTAGAGTGCACCGGTCCGCCCGTTCCGCCGCCGCCGCCGGCGGGGTACGTCTGGTGCGGCACAGGACATGTGGTGTCCGGGATCTCCGACGATCTGGTAGATAGCACCTGCCTTCTTACGCCGGAAGATGTACCCTGCGGGGGTGTCGGCGCCTCCATGATCTTGGACGACACGTACTATTGCTGTGACACAGATACCCCTGTAGTGTGCATGCAACAATCGCGATAAGATCAAGGAGGTACATAAGTGACGCCGCCCCAAATAGTGTGCCCGACGCCAGATCAGAACTACGACCCCGCATCAACGACGGGTGACATCCTGGTCGAGGGAGCGACAGATAGAGAGGATTACTGCGCTTCTGCAGATGCCCGGATCAAGTACAACTGCGGTCTTCATGGGGTGGTTCTGGCGGCAGGACACATGAAAGACTCCGCTGGTCAAAGGTTTTGCTGCAATGGGGATGCTGCTGTGACATGCAGCGCAGCCGTTCAAAGTCGCTAAAATATTTATATAATATCTGTTCTACATAAAGGACAATTTCTATTATTATTATTCAACCATGGTTCTAAACAATCTTTATGAAATATATGTTCACAATTTAATTTTTTTAATATATCATCTTC